GATCATGCTGAAGTCGCTATCACTGGACCATTTTCCCGTGAACTGAGTCACGAGTATTATGAACTCAAGGTTGGAGTTCGCGTACTGATTCATAGTCGGATGGATAAGCCGCCGAAGAATCGGTACACACCGCAACAGATTGCTGGACTTTTCCACGAGGCAATGGATGCTGTTATTGCGGTCTACCGGTATGGAAACGGACCTGATGATGACCAAAGCCTACTTGGCTGTTTGTCACCTTTAGCTGGCCGACATGATGCAGTTCGTGTATTCAATTTCGGCCAGATGAATCCAACGGATCGTTTACGACAGTCGATGGTTGACTGTTGGTATGTGATGGAATTAACAAGCAACAACTAGCCGAGAGAGGAGAACTCACATGGCAAGAATTGAACTGCGTGACTGTATTGTTCGATTTAAGGATGGATTGAGCGGGACGGGAAAAGTCAATGAACCTGTCACGCCACCTGTGGCGACTGATACGGATTTTGACATTGATACCGTCATATTGAACACAACGGATACGGACCTGGTTCCTGTTGGGGCTCGGTTTAAGATTGTTGGTGAAACAGTTCAAGTGTTTCACACAGTCACAGCCCGCACTCCGGCCGCAACCAGTCCGACAACGAACATTGTGTTCACTCCAGCACTTGGTGCAGGGACGTATGCGGATAATGCTGTTGTCACTTTTTATCCGCAGCAAATCGAGATCAAGGTTGGTGAAGGGAATATCACCTACACTGAACACCGGAACTACGAGTACATGTTGGACCGGGGTGATCTTGATACTGTGCGTGAAGGCGACGAAGTGCCTTTGGATGTCAAACTGGAATGCACCTATGAGCATATCACAACGGGCACATCGGAAACGATCAGCCCGATGGATGCTTTGAAGGGTGTTGGTGAGGCGAATGAGTGGGTTTCGTCTTCATCTGACTTGTGCGAACCGTATGCGATTGACATTGAAGTCGAGCATACTCCGCCCTGCGGTGGTGCCCAGAAAGAGATTACTTTGTTCCCGGACTTCCGTGCCGAGACAAAGGAAATCAATTTCAAGGAAGCCAACATCTCGCTCACTGGCAAGTGCAATGTTATTGAGCCCGAGGTGAGCCGTGTCGATCAGTAGTCTCTGAGTTTCAGCGTCGGTGCCGGATTGCGCCCGGCACCGGCGCATCTTCACTTGAGAGGGAGAAAGAACCATGAAGATCGGTGGTATTGACCCCAAAACGCTGTGTAATGAGTGCCTTTTGGTACTACCACGCAGCGAACAGAATCTCGTATTTCGTGCCCGTGGTTTGAAAGATATGGATGCTTTCAATGCGCGGTGTCCGCAGCCCAAGCCACCTGGGAAGATGACTCGGGATGGTGTTGTGCCGATGGACAATGACCCGACGTATCAGCAAGTGCTCAATGAGTGGGCAAAGAAGCGTCTTGGTTACATTGTTATTCATTCACTGGAACCCAGTGACATTGAATGGGACACAGTGAATACGGATGATCCCCGAACTTGGACGAATTGGGAGAAGGACCTTCGGGAAGGTGGTCTCAGTGAGGTTGAGTGTTCCCGTGTGCTTTCTCTTGTCATGGAAGCCAATGCGTTGGATGAAATCAAGTTGCAGAAGGCCCGAGAGGTTTTTCTACTTGGTCAGGTTCAGAAATCCGAGGACACATCTGGCCTAGCTTCCGAACAGGTGAGTATGTCATCTGGCGAGCCTGCGAACGGCTAGGGATTCATCCACCAGGTGTGAAAGAGGCTTGGGATGATTGTAGTGTGGAGGTTCAGGCATTGATTGTGGCTTTTCATCAAACTGCTTCTCACGATGAGGAGCAATGGCAAGCCAAGCTTGCTGGGGCCACAACTTCTGAGTCACCTGCTACATCGACTATGAAGCCAGCACGAACCAGTGGAAAACGGAGACGAACCTGACCAGAAAGTAACATGGAGGGAGTGTTGTGAAGTTCACCCACACTTATCGCCAACCTGTTTTGGATTTATCAGGTTACAAAAAGGCACTTGATAAGCACATGAAGGAAATGCTGGCACAGGGGCTAATGGAGTGGCTTCAAGTTGTCATTGTTGAAGTGCCGATTTGGAGTGGGGCGTCTCGTGCAACATTTGTGAAACTTGCTCAACACATCGACTTCTCTGTACCGGTCAGCGGAGGGCCAGCACCCGTTGATCGGTCAGGTGAAGGAATGGCAGCTAGCAAAGGGGAGTTTGAAGCAGACATCAATAGTGGTCAGTACACATTCACTTATGGCACATCCTTGCCGTGGCTTATCTGGAATGAGTATCATAATGCCAACATTGATCCTGACCCGACTCTCTTTGCAAAGCTGAAGAAACCAGGCCCTTATGACTTTCAGACAAAAGGGGCCGCAGCATTCATTCACATGACACGGCTTATTGATTTGCCACGAGTAGCTCCGTATATTCGTAGCATAGCCATTCGGTGATAGCATGGCGGACGAGATTGTCAATAAACTAGGTTTTGATGTTGCACAAGCTCTTGCAGCTTTGCAACAACTTGACGCTCGACTCCAAGCGTCGGGAACCGTTCTTCAGGCCCATGCTGGTCAACTCGCTAATTGGAATACACAGGCCCGAGCCGCCTTGGCAACGATGAAGGAACTTGCGGCTGCGGCAGCCGGTGTTACTCTTCCTACTCTTCCTACTGCGGCTGCTGCGGCTCCTCCTGTTGCGGCACCGGGTCTTTGGCTCCCGCCTGGGTTTCAAACTCAGGTGACTCAAGCTACTCAAGCAATGACCAATTTGGGCTCGGCTGCAACAGCAACCGGTCAGAAGGTTGTAGGGGCTGCTACTCAAGGTGGAGCCGCAATGGCTGGAGCCAAGAAACACGCTCAAGAATTAAGTATCTCGTTGTCAATGATGGGGCGCATCATTGCTACACAGATGCTTGTGCGTGCTCTGTCACAAGTTCGGGATGCGCTTAAAGACGCTGTGAATGCGGCAATGGAGTTTCAAGTACAGATAGCTGAGATTGTAGCTATTGCTCCATTAACAGATACGTTTCAGACACTTCAAAGTGAGGCGGCTGAACTCTCACGAAGATTTAACATTCCTCTGCCACAAGTCGCTGAAGGTCTCTATCAGACAATCTCTGACCAATTCACGACGGTTGCCCAACGAGCCAATATCATGGAATCTGCTATGATGTTGGCAAAAGTTGGTGTTATGGACCTTGGTGATGCTGTAACGTTGCTGACGGGTACTTTGAATGCGTATGGAATGCAATCAAATGAAGCTGCAACGGTGGCGATGAAGTTTTTTGAGACAATCAAGTTGGGGCACGTTCGCGGGAAAGAACTCTCAGATGTTATTGGTCAAGTAATCCCAATTGCGGCTCAATTGGGTGTTTCGCTTGATGAAGTAACTTCATCCTTTGTGTCAATGACAATTGGTGGTCTTGACGCGCATAAGACGGCCACTGGGCTCCGTCAAGCGATGGTAGCTTTCTTGAAACCGTCAGAGGACATGAAGAAGACTCTTCGAGAATTGGGCTATACAACGCCAGAACAGTTGATTCAAGCAAAAGGATGGATGGGAGCGCTACAAGAAATTAGCGAAGCTTCTAATAACATGGCTTCTAATGTTGTAAAGTCTTTCCGTAACGTGCGTGCTTTGACAGCCGAATTGAGTTTGACTCGGGATGGAGCGAAGAAGTATGAAGAAGCAATGACGGCAATGAGCGAAGTTGGGGTAGAATCGCTTGAGAAACTATACAAACAGTTTCGAGCCATTCCAGCCGAGAAACTAACAAGTGAGATCAATAAATTCAAAGTTACGATGACTCGTGACTTTGGAAACATGCTTGTTACAGTGCTCGGTAATCTCCTACAGTTCGTTGGTGGTGCGGATAAGATGGCCGCCGCTCTTCAAGCGCTTGCTGTTGTTGGAGCAATTGCAGGGGCCGCTTTGGTGGCATTGGCAGTTAAAGCTTTGATTGCACAGGCAGCTTTAGGTCCTGTAGGCTTGACGATTCTTGCGATCTCTGCTGCAATCACAGCGCTGATTGGTGCTGGTGTCTATGAGGCAGCAATGGATGTTGCAAATGTTCGGGCGGCTGCGGAAGCCCGTCGTGTAGCGTCACTTGAAAGGATCAAGCAAGCTGAAGAAGCGATGCGAAAAGAGCGGGAAGCACGCAACAAAGCACGAGAGGAAGAAGATAAGGTTTGGGAGGAAGGGGCCACTGTTTTGCGGAAACAATATTTCAAGGCTGTTGATGCTTTGAAGGAACAAAATCGGACACTTGTTGAAGATTCGCGTGCAACGATGTCTTCAATGATTAGTGCTCAGGAACGTGTTGTTGCTGCTTATCGCAATGCGGCAAAGGCATCTGCTGATGCAATTCAAGCTTCTCGTGAACGTCAGATGGCAACTGAAGCAGCTTATTCGGATGCGGTTTTCAAGTATGCCCGCAAGAACGAGGATGTGTTCTCAAAGGCTGAGAGTTACATGCGGCGAGCCCGGCAGTTGGCTCGGGAAGCTGCTGATGCTATGCGTGAAGCAAAGACGCCCGAGGAGATTACGGCGGCACAAGCAATTTTCCAGCGTGCGGATGCTGCTGCGCAAGCCGCTGAGCAAATTGCACAAGGCACCAATAACATTGTATTACAAGAAGATGCCGAACGCATTGTTCTTAGTGTAATGCGTGAAAAGATTGGTGCCGAGCAATCACTTCAGAGTATTCAAGCCGCTCAAGCAGCAAAATTAGCGGCTCAAGCAGCAGCCGAACAAGCCCGTCTTAATGATATGAAGGTTTTGATGAAAGCGATTTTAGAGGACCTTGAAGCCTTTGATAAGACGGGTGCCAAGGAACCGAAAGTATTGCAAGAGCAACAACGGCGGCTTGATGCCAATATGCGTAGAATGCGTGAATTGTGGCTTGCTGGAGCCCCTAGGGCTGATATTTCGGAGTTGCTTGCAATGGATAAGCTTCAACAGCGGGTTCACATGGCGGTTGAAGGCGGCGTGAAGGATATTGAAGTGCAGCAATTATTTGCTACACCTGAGACTTTCGCGCGTTTTCGAGAAGCTATTGAGCGCGGTGTTGGTCCTGTCCGAATCCTTCTTCAAACAGCAGTGCCTAAGCTTTCACCGGAGCTTCAGAAGTTGATTAGTGAGTCAACTGCTGAGGAAGCATTGGCAATTCTTAGCTCTGAAGTCGGAAAAACGACTCGTGTTCTTAAGCAATACGAGGAGATGGGTAGTGCTCTTAAAACCGCTAATCAACATCTTGAGGAGTCAATGGGCAGTGCTCGTAAAGGGATGAACGAGTGGGTCACTACACAGATGACTCAAGATGTTGGTATGGTGAAACTGTATGCAATGGCTCTTGGTGGTGCCAAAGAGACGAAAGCTATCATTCAAAAGTTTGGTGCGGAAGTTAAACGTTTCTCTGAAGTGCCGCCTGCACTTTTGGATACTAAGGATTTTCAAGCGCTGAATGCAGCCTATCAGAAATACCTGGAGACTGTGAAGCCATCTGCGAAAAGCAAGGAAATGTTGGACCAATTCATCAATGACGCAAAGAATGCGGCATCAGCGGCCGAAGAAGCCCGCAAACTTCGGGAAGGACTCAGAGAGATGGAACCAAAGGCTACGGAAGCTGCTAGAGCACGGCCGGCTCTCCAGGAAGCGCTTAGGCAAGCACAAGAAGCCGCAGCAGCGGCTCAGAAAGCGGATGTTGAGGCTATGAAGGCACAGGCATCGGCTGCGGCAGCTAAAGGTGAGGTATCGGCTGTAGCGGCTGTTGACATGTCAAATCTGGTAGCGCAGACGAATGCAGCAGCCATCGCTATGTGGAACTTGGCGTATGCGTCTATGTCGGTGCAGACACCAGTGGCTCCAGAAGTGGCAGCCAGAGGAGGGCGTGTAGGACGGTATCTAGTGGCTGGAGGCCCTGTAGGCACGGACGTGGTGCCCGCGTGGCTTTCACGTGGGGAATTTGTGATGAGTGCGGGTGCCACGCGGCAATTCGCCTCACAACTTGTGGCAATGAATGCCGGTGTTCGACCTACTTTCCGTGGGGGAGGCGGGAGCGTCACGAATATCGGTGACATCAGTGTGACTGTCCAAGGCGGCGAAACCGGCCGCCAGACGGCTAGGTCTATCGCCGCCGAGTTGAGACGCGAACTACGGCGCGGCACCATGAAACCCTTGTAAGAGGAGTTGAACCATGAATGACGGTTTGAGATTCAGGGACCGGGCAACATGTGTTGTTCACCGCACCCCTCGTATCGTGCGGCCGTGCGAATTACTCGATTTGAGAGGACACTTTCTTGTTGAGCATTTTCGCAATGGCATGAAGATTGGTGAACGGAAAGGTTACAATCTCATTGTGAATCAAGGACGGAACCGGTTGTTGGATGTGATGTTTGACGCCGGTACGCAAATCACAACTTGGTACATTGGCTTGATTGACAATCAAGGTGTGCAGGCTCCGGCTCTTGCCAATGTCTATGCGAACATTCGTTGCCAAGAGGTTGGTGGCGGGATTAGTAGTGACAACGGTTGGGAAGAGTTCATTTTGAATGGATATGAGATTGGTGGAAATAACACCAAACGTGGAACATGGGCACCCGATCCAGCCAGTGGTCAGATTATTACCAATCCCTCTGGAAGTGCGACTACTCACAAGATCACAGCAACAGGTAATGGAAGGTCTGTTTACGGTTTGTTTGTGGTTGGTGGTCACACGGATTGTGAACTTCAAGGCAACTATAGTCAGGCCGCTGGCCGATTGTGGGCGGCTACAGCCTTCAGTGCTGTTATTCCAGTGACAACGAATGACGAGTTGAAGGTCACATACGCCGTGGATGCGAACGCTGCATAGTAGGAAACTCTCCCTCGCCAAGGCCGGGCCGGAGCCTTTCGGCACCGGCTCGGCCTCTTTCTTTGACATTCTGAATCAGTGAGGTGCTGTTATGGCTTTGCATTGGATTGAAGGTTTTGAGGGATTTGGTGCGACTCTCGGGAGTGCGCCTTTACCAACTGGCATTATGGGTACTAAATATGGTATGACGAGTGAGAGTATTGTTGACATTGAAGCTGGGCGACTTAGTGGATATTGTGCTGAGTTTGTGCCTGTTTCTGCTGCTCTTTCACCAGCATTACCAATAACTCATAACACAACGATTGTTGGATTTGCTTTTAAGTATCTCGCAGATTATACTGTTACATTTTTGGAGTTGTATACGGGTGTAACTTTAGGAGTGAATTTGCGGTGGGCTGCTAATAATGAATTGGCAGTGTATTGTGGTACAACGCTTTTAGGTACTTCATCGGGTTTGAGTCTTTTACCTAATACATGGTATTACATTGAGTTCAAAGTCGTGTGCGCGGATTCTGGTAGTTTTGAAGTGCGCGTAGCTGGAAAAACTCCGTGGGTTGTTACGGGAGTTGATACTAAGGCACATGCTACTGATGCATTTCATAATAGGTTTAAGCTTATCTCACCTACTATCGGGTGGACGCCATTTTTTGATGATCTTTATTGTCTTGATGGTTCGGGAAGTTATAACAATGACTTTCTCGGCGACATGCGTGTTGTTGTTATTCGGCCGAATGGTGATAATGCTGTAACTTGGGAGCGAGCAAGTGGCACCGCGAATTATGAGTGTGTAGATGAAGAGGTTCGTAATGCCGATGATTCAGGCAATGATTATCTTTACGAAACTGTCGATGCCTCACAGGACTTGTATGAATATGCAGCGCTTACGGGTGTGAAATCGGGAATACGTGGCATTCAAATCAATACGGACTGCCGCAAAACAGACACCCAGAATTTCAACTTGATTATGCTTGCAAAAATTGGTGCTACTGTTTATCCTGGTGTTGCTCAAGGGATTTCAACAACAAGTTATTCTGTACTGTCGCGGATTATTGAGAAGAATCCAGGTGATGCTGATTGGTGGGAAGTCGCAGATATTGATGGGGCTCAATTTGGTATCGAATTGGATGTGCCATAGTTTGATGAGGGGGTGCTATGGGTGAGGCTCGTGTAACACGTCAACAGATTGAAGTGTTGGGCAGCGGTGAAGGAGAGGTTCGTGTTGCGCGCCAACAGATTGAAGTGTTGGGCAGCGGTGAAGGGGAGGCTCGGGTCACACGTCAATATATCGAGGTGCTCGGTTCTCGTTATATTGTATGTAATGTTTCTGACGATTTAGATTTGGTAGAGGGCATCACTTTAACTTTGGTTCTCTTGCGTTCTGTTCAGGATACCGGACTCTCGATACTTGATGATGAAGCGACATGTCAAGTTACTCGTTACCCAAGTCTCTCTGATGATTTTGACTTAGATGATGAGGCAAGTGCCTTCGGGATTCACTGTGTTATAGATGCGGTAACATTGACTGATGAAGCCGAATGTCTCAAGATTACACCGGCATCTGATACTTTGGAACTAAGTGATGCTGCAAGCGCACAACGTATCTGTTACTGTGTTGTTGAAGATAATCTCTCACTTGTGGATGTAGGTATTTCGATTTATGTTGTTATTGACACTTTAGCATTGACTGATGAAGCTGAGTGTCTCCAGATTAGGTTGGTTTCTGATACGTTGGAATTAAGTGATGCGGTAAGCGTACAACATATCTGTTACTGTGTTGTTGAAGATGATTTGGCACTTGATGATGGTGTGAGCCGGCAATGTTTCTTAGAGCGTAGTATTACAGATACTCAAGCTTTGAGGGATAATGTTATTTGGTATGTTGAAGATACTTTAACGTTGGCTGACAATGCGGTTGAGTACATCATTCACTTTCTCACTGTGTCGGATGATTTGGAGTTGGATGATAGTATTGAAGTTAATGCTATAAGATGGCACACTGTAACTGATATTCTTGAATTGGATGAAGACAAAAATGCTCTCCATGTGACTTATCACGAAATCGGTGATTTTCTCCCGTTAAGTGACCGCCTTTCTTGGTTTTCTCTTCTTGCGAGTGCGACGGATGTTCTTCAATATGAACATACGGATATTGGTCCTGCACCAGATTATGAGGTGATTGTTACATATCTCGGGCTTGATGAGTATGCAACAACGCGCATTACGCGACCAAGAACAGGTCAAGATCAACTTTGGCTTCGTGATCGGGCTTATGCTTATATTTCAAATGAACAGTATACAGCGAGTGTGACTGATGATTTGGAGTTGCTTGATACCGCAGGTGGGGCGCGGTATAAAGCTACGAGTGATTTATTTTCACTTTTCGATGCTGCGGAAGCAATTCGTATTCGATGTGGGGCAGATACATTATCACTAAGTGATACTGTAGCACGAACAATTGTCCGTAATCTCATTGCCTCAGATGATCTTGAGTTAGGTGAAAGTGTATTGTATTACAATGCACTTGAAAACTATCTCCATGTGTATTATCCATTTGTTGGAGCCGGACCGCCATCGAATCCGACGCCACCACCAGTTGAACTTGAAGGACCAATTCCGGGAATTACTGATCCGTTCAAGCTTGTGTATCCTGTTGTTGGACCTTTTACGGATACCTTGGTGTTACGATCACCGAATCTTGGCAATCGTGATCGACTTCAAATGAACCGCGTCAGTCGGGAGACACGAGGCGGCACACTTGTCGTTTATGCAGACCCAATTTGGCCGAAGATTCAGACATTAGCGCTGATATTCTCGGGTCTAACATGGACTCAAGCTAATGGTCTTCATACATTCATCAATAATCACCTTGGGCTTGAGATTGGGATGTTGGATCACGAGCACCGTTTCTGGAAAGGAATCGTCACGAAGTTCGATGATCCAATTGTGCAAGATGGCAAGGGCTGCAAGTATACAGTTGGGTTTGAGTTTGAGGGCGAATTAGCAACTTACGATCCGGGTCCATAGTGGGAGAGTAACATGTTTCGGATGGAAGCGCCATATCCGACATTGGAGACATTGACTGTGATGCCGAATCCACAGTTTTCCGATCAAGAGGGAAACTTGAATACGGTGTCGCGGCTCACGGCAATGGATGGTACGCGCTATACGTATGTGAAACGAAGAGCACGCTGCAAGATGCGGTGGAACTTTAAGCTCGCTCGAAATAAAGCACTTGAGGTTCGGGCTTTTTTCATGTCATACTTTGCTTCGCAGATTCGGATTGTCGATCATAGAAATCGAGTGTGGCTTGGATATTTCACAAGCAATCCATTTGAGTTTGAGGCACAGAGTCGGGCGGCTCCAACTATTACTCCAATGCCACGTGGCGAGACTGTGAGCATTGATATTGAGTTTGAGGGGGAGGAACAGTAATGCGTACAATTTCACCGGCAGGTTTGGCGAAACTCGCCCAGAAACTCGGGAATGAACCCATTCTACTTTTGGAAGTGGATTGGGCAACCTCTCTTTTACCAAAGTGGTATGGAGATCGGACTGTCTCTTCAATTCCAGGAAGGATTTTGGAAATTGGTAATCTTGATAATGTGGTGGGCATTTCTGCAAACAATACGTCGCAGGAGATCAATGTCACATTAGATGATACAGATGGGAGCATCAAAGCAATTCTTAATGCACACGATATTCACAAGCGGACGGCCCGTTTGTATCAGTGGTTTGAGGGACTTGATCTTGGTGACAAGTTTCTACTTTTCTCAGGGAAGATTAGTTCACCGTGTGTTTGGAATGAGCGGGAGCGCACAGTAAACTTCTCGATTGTTTCGCAACTTGAGGATAAGGAAGTTGGTTTTAGCCCGGAGGAAGGTCAGTTCACATGGCTACCTGCCGGTATGGTAGGGAAGCCGTGGCCTTTGATTTTTGGCACTGTGTTGGATTGTCCGGCTCTTCAGATGAATGAGGCGGTATCAGGGACTACATTAGCTGGTGTAGGTGTGATTGCTGGTTTATCATATCTATCGAGTATGCCATTATTTAGTGATGGTGGCTCTTCAGATTCCAGCACCTTTGTCTCACTTGCTCAAATCGCAGCGCAAATCAGTACGTTGTGGTGCGCGTATAATGCCTATGGCGGCTGGAGTAGTGAGAAAGCGCATGAGTATCTTGACCAGATCAATGAGTTGGAGCGACAACGATTTGAGATTGTATACAATGCCAGGGCTCAAGCTGCTTGTGCCTCCTGGCAGCGCGAGAAACAGATTCAAGAAGCGACTTCAAGAGGACTCGGTGCAAATCCATTGAGGATTCTTGGTGGAGAGGACTTTCCACAGAATACAACATTGACAATTGAGATCAATGGAGCATACTTTGTTGGTCGTTTTTCAGGGCAGAACTTTTACATTTCGACACGTTCTTGGCCTGAAGGGGAGAGTGAGGCTCTTAATCAGAAAGAAGACCGTGATGAAACCTGTTCCTATTCATTGCCTCCTGGTGGTCATGTGACCAAATATGATTATAGGATTGATGTTCCTTGTGGTTATGGAAATCATTTTCTGGGTGATAATTGTCTCTGTAGATTCCACGGTTACATCATACAAACTGGAAAGGGAAGGTCTTCTCGAATCTCGGATGATCCAATACCTCAACAATTTTGGGCGGAGCCGGGAGCCCAAGTTCGCATTTATAGCAGCGAACCAATTACCTATATTGTAGCCGCCGCTTATGTTTCGCCAGGAACCGTGCTGGCTGTTAAGGCATACAAAGAGTTCACGGGGGAGCGCCGTCTTGTTGATGTACCGTCAAGTTACTATACAATCAAGAATGTTACCTATGGAGCAATTCACACTGTTCAGATTGTCACGAATAAGCCGTTGAGTTCATACAAGGATCAAGGTTACACAGATGATCTCTATGTGACATTTCGATCCAATATCGGGCCAGACATTATCGACATCTTGGAGTACATCATTGAATGGTACACAGACCTCACGTGTGATCCTGTTTCTTTTGCTGCGGTACAGTTGAAGTTGGACCCAAATCAGAATCACACGGGATTTGTCGCTAACTTCCCGATTCTGGATCGGAAGAATGCTGTGGAAGTTCTTCAAGATATTGCGTTTCAGGCTCGCTGTGCCTTGTGGATTAGTAATGGTGTAGTTTATCTCAAGTATCTTCCCGAGGAGCCCGCATCGGTTGATACAATTACAGAGAGTGACATTGATGCTGAAACCGGTGTCAAGGTTGATTTGACATCGACCGAAGACATCGTGACAAAAATGCGGATCAAGTGGCGGATGAGTTGGTCTCCTGGTATTACTGATCGGGAGAAGGATAAGAGTGAGAAGACAATTATTCTCCGTCACAATGTCAGTCGCTATGGAATCCAGGAAGAGGAGTATGACTTTTACATCTACAATCAACCTGACTCGATTTACAAGGCATCGACGTTTTGGTTGATCCGAAAGTCAAATACGTGGAAGCGAATCTCATTCAGCACGTTTCTACATAAATTGGCATTGGAGACGTTTGACTGTGTGACTCTTGACTTCGATCAACCTTATGTGGCAACTGGACCAATCAAAGCAATTGTAGAGGAAGCTACTTACAATTCAGGCACGAATCGTATTGACTTTGTGTGTCTTGTGCCTGTCAAGTCGGGACAGATGACCAAGTATCAATGGTTCTGGCCCGCAGGGCTTCCAATTACATTGACATGGCCGCCTCCAGATGAGATTGCTGCTGGTGATGCAGGTGGTGGTGGCACAGGGATGGGAACAGGTGGTGATCTTCCCATTGGTTATTTCGAGGATTGGGGTGACGATATTGTAATTGTAGGAGGCCCTAATGTCGTCTTCCGGCCACAGAGTGATTGGGGAGATCGTCGTCCAACAGATGTAGGCTACCAGGCACAATCCATCGGCGTGCTTCAGAATTATGCTGAAGTAACCAGTGGACCAAAACCACGCTTGAATCTTCGGACATTCATGGCAGAGCCTACGAATCCAAGTGGCCCGCCCGAATTGCCAAAGGGTTTCTTTATTGACATTGCCAAGACAAAGGTTGTCGATTCAACTGATGGACCGCCGCAACGTTCGGCTGTTTTCAAGAGTGTATTTAGAGGCATCAATCAAAATAGAGAATTGACTATTGATGTCAACGCGAAAGTGGCCGATGATGAACACCTTGATGGCATTGCGTGCTTGGCAGATGTTGTAATGATTGGAGACGCCAGCGGCTATCTCTGTCTTCGTAGTGACGTATACATTTGGGATGCTAATGGTGTTGATCCTGAAGTGTCATACGACTTCAAGTATGCTAGTGACTATGATGTGTGGGCGGCTGGCACAGCATTCTTGAGGGATAATTAGTGGAAACACATGTGTGTGTTGGTTACGTAACCTTTTGCAACAGGAGGAACTCCAATGGCTGCAAAGAAGAAGTGGATCGCTGGTGCGATCAAGCATCCCGGCGCTTTGACTCGTAAAGCAAAGGCTGCTGGGATGACTGTTTCGGCCTACATTGCCAATCCACCCAAGGGAATTTCTCATCAGACTCAACACCAGATTCAACTGGCGAAGACGTTGAGGAAACTTGGTGGGCGGCGTCGGAAGAAGTAGACCATCAAAGAACAAAGCGTCGGGACTTATACATAAGTCCCGACGCTTTGCGACTGCGAGGTGAGGTATGGAAACGGCTTTTGCCTGGCTAGGCCAGATTTTTGAAGCCATCCTGAAATTCGTTCCTCGGGTCTTGATAATCCGAGCGACACATGCTGGCGTGAAGTGGCAACATGGCCGCGAAGTGCGGCCATTGATGCCGGGGCTCCATGTCTATTGGCCGCTTGTCACAGAGATTGAAGTCATTGTCACAGCGAGGCAGACGCTTAATTTGCCTACACAAGTGTTGACAACTAGGGACAACAAGAAGGTGGTTGTTGGTACTGTTGTTGTCTACAGAATCAGAGATGTGGTGCAGGCAATTGGAAAGATCAATTGGGATGTTGATACCACAATCAATGACATTACTCAAGCAGCCGTAGTGAGTGTGATAGCGCAACACACGCTTCAGGAGTTGCTTGATATGATTCCGATGGATCGGTTGAATGACCTGTTGACAATTGCCACACGAAAAGAGTTGCGGCAATACGGAGTCTATGTCACACGATGCAAGTTGACTGACTTTGCAGATTGCAGGGTGTTCAAACTTGTGACGAATGACAGCGGCCAAAGAAGCACATTGTCTTCAATTGCACAGAATACCACTTAGTTGGATTGGTGCTGGCAATTGTTGCAATGCGCGAGAGTGAGAGCCTCATGTGCTTTGAGGCCAGAGGAGGGAGTCAAACAACAAGCGACAATTTTGATAGCTCCCGTGTCTGTACGCCAGACACGAAGAGCCCGCCAATTGCAGTTTGACCAGATAGGGCGGAGCAATTGTGGATTGGAGGCATCACGTTCATAGCCTTCGATCTTCGGTGGCTCTGCCTCATTTTGTTGGTACTCGATTGTTCCGTCAGGATGGATGGTCGGCTTGCTCCATTTTGTCACGATTCCGGGTTGATCGTCTGGAATGGCGACTGCCACGCTTGCAAAAATTGCATGGGGTGGTCCTCCCGTGTAAACGATGAAGGATGTGCCTTGTGGATCATCTGGGGCGGCGTGCTCGGGGCAACCTTCACAGGGCATGTTGAGACCCTTTTACTATTGGGCATTGTTGGCACTGGGCAAAGGTCACACGTTGCGTGAAGCGTGCTCTAGGCTCATTGCAACGCGATATGAGGCCAATGCAACCACAGGCTGGAAAACGAACCGCAGTGTGTAGGCGGGCCTCACAGGGGCTCCAGAGAGGTCGTAGACGCCAAGGATCGTTGTTATCGCTTTCAAATCCGTCGATGGGTCGTGGCGGTTCCCAATCTCCCTCTTCACGGGCATAGATGAGTACCCCATCGGGTTCAAAGTGGAATTGGCGGTCACGTCCCTCTACGAAAGGCGGTAGAGTGTCTAGGATTTGAGCAGTGAGATCACGATTCATAGGTCAGGAGTCGTTTGTAGAGTTCGGCTGTTGCTTGACAATCTGCCAGTGCATCGTGGGCATGTTCGTAGACAATGCCGAGTTGTTGGCAAAGTTGAATTAGACTGAGTTTTGGAAAGGGAAACTTGTGCCCAAGGAAGAAAGCCCGGTCATTGATAGCGGACGCAAGCAGCATGGAATCTCGGGCATGACTATGGAACATCTCATCCATGAGATCAGGGCCTAACCATCCTTTGAGGAAGGCTGACTCAAAAGCCCAATTATGTGCTAAGGGAATGATTGATCTGTTTTGTGGTAGATCAAGGCGATTGAACCACTCACAAAAGAGATCAATAGCTCGGTCCTGTGATGGAGCATGAATGAGTAATAGGTCCAGATCAAGTCCGTTCACGAAGAAAGCTTTTTGTTCGGCACGCTCCGGGTGTTCTGGTCGAACATTCATGTAAAAGACGGGAATCTGTGAATGTGCTTGAAGATTCTCGTCTAATGGCAAGATGGCAATTTGCACAATCTCATGGTAGTTTGGCCGTCGTCCTGTTGTCTCAAGATCAACTGCCGCGAGAATGTTGCCGCCCAGATGCGTCATGCCTGGATAGATTTTGCTCATTGTTTTGCTGCTTTTGCTCTGCGCTGTTCAACGAGTTCTCGGATGGCGGGATTCCGATTCAGGAAGTCTTCTTCATCAAAGCTTTTGATGAAGTCTTCCCATGCTGAATCAAATCCGGTGAGAGAAGTTGGCGGACGATCATCACCGTCTGGATAGGCTCGTACATAATGACGGAGCATAAGAAGATTGCAGATCGCATAATCCAGATGATGCTCACCGGTTTCAGGGTCGTATTCTTTTCCGAGATACCACCACTTGAAAAGATGACGAAGCAAACAGTCAAAGACTGTGGACCATTTCATGCCTTTGGCCCAATTCCATTCAGCATACTTCAATTTGCCTGCCATGAAGACTCGGGCCGCGCCTGCGAAAAGATGCAATGGCACAAGTGATAAGCAAACCTTACCTCGATTGGCTCGGGCTCCTGATCCTTTGGCAGCGCTATCAACGTCGCCTTCGGCATAGTAACTTTTGGCAGTGTTTCTAGGTTTCTTTGACTGCTTCTTTGTCATTTTTGATCTCCGCTGGATTTGCTAAGACCATGTTGTCGAGATACCGTTGGGCATTTGATCGTGAACGTTCCCATTTAAGTTTGCTGGCGACACGTTGTGTGTTCCATTGATCGCGCACATCGGCTGGGAGCCATTTGATGAAGATGTCGTAGAAAACGGCAAAGTTGACTCGCTCCCCTTCAACACGTCTGCAATGAGCCGCAACAAACTCATCAAGATGTGATCTGTTTAATTCGATGGCTTCCAATTTGCTTTCTGTTTCAATGACAGGAACCCGGAGTCGGCCACAAGGCGGTGGCAATGGCGTGTTCCAAAGTGTTGCAAGAAAATGTGGAGCCTCGGCCCGAAGAAAGTCTTTCATGGCTTCCTTTTCAATTTCCTGATCGGGCAATAGATCAGGAACATTGATAGCTGTAATTCGAGTATCGCCACCGAAAATTGGACAGTATTCGCGGTAGTTGGCTACTTGGACCCAGTGAGTTGTGTTTGGCTGTTGATAGGCGTCCATTCGCATACGGCGCAACAGAATGTATTCTGCCATTGTCCAATCTTTGATGCGTGGCAATGCGACTTTATGATGTGACAGGTCGATTTCTTCAACATAGCAGAGTACGGCTCCTGCGAGTTCACCGTTGAAGTCTCCAGTGGTTGTCAAGGCTTTTCCAGCATTAACTACACCTTTGGTCATTAGGAGTGCTACGGATTCATAGAATATCGACTTACCGCAATTTTCGTTGCCATGTAAGAAGAGATAGGGAAGACGTTTGAAAGGCTCACGAAACATGGATGCGATCCAAAGAAGCAAGTAATGAGCCCCTGTTGTTACGTTGTGACGTTGTGCCCACGCATTGTTTCTTAGAGCCGGTGTCAATTCGATTCCAACATGTTCCAGAATCATGTCCCAATGTGGATGTTGAAGAGGTTCATCGCCAACTTGAGATGGAATGTACCGAAGTTGCGGGGCATCAAGATTCCATTGGCGACCACCTGGGTACTCTTCACGGAAAGGCTGACAGATAAGTTTCCAAGGATTCGTGGCGCAACGGCCCATGATTGCTTCAGCATCCGGCTTTGTCTGTCCTTTGCCTTGCATAATCATTTTGACTATGCCAGTATTTGACGCTGACCAATCGCCTTGGGCGGATAGAAACATCCAACCTGCTACTTCACCGACTGGAGAACGTAACGAGCGAAGGAAACCGTCTAGGTCAGTATCACCAAGGTCAGTTGTATCATCTTTTGGTAATCGCTTATCGAGATCACGAACCCAATGTCGTGATTTTTCAACCCAACCTGACATTTTCTTGTCTGCATCATCTTTCTCTTTCTTGACATAGACGGTGAGAAAGCCATTGTTGACACGTAATTCTGTTGTGCGGTTACGAAGTGTTGGGTCGATGTCTAGTTTTTGACCGAGAGCTTCAGCCGCTTTGATAGCATGGTGCCCATCTGGAAAGATGTATTGTGGTTTGCCTTCGATTCGCTGCCCTTTATTAGCTCGACATGCTGTTTCGACATCGGGTAGACGATTGAAATAACAAGTTGTCCATCCGGCTCCGTCTTGAACCCAAGTTTCAGTTTCAGTTACGCCTGGAGAAAAGCGGTAGACACGCCAACCGCCATTGGACAGCGGGAAAGCAAAACAGTTGGGTTGGCCGGGGTCCTTTCCTGGACTGTTGGTTTGGAAATGGCCGGTCAATTCTAGTTTGGAGCGCGCTTGCGGATCATCAATTAGTGCAGCAAGCGCTCTGGTGTGTGTTTGAAGAAGATGATGGTCAGAAACCCAGATTGTTGAGAAACCTGTTTCCATTAGAGCTTCAATGATAGCCTTGTGTTTCTCATCAAGCGGTATGAGGCGGCGCGCTGAGGTGAGTTCATCGAAAGGATCGCGGTTTTCTTCGGTGACACCTTGAAGCTTGACTTTGGTGGCACGGCGTGTGACAACTGCGATATGATCGCGCCAATTGACGGGTAGGTCTGCGATGCTGAGAATCTTGGTAGCTGGTTTCAGTAGCGAAAGACCTTGATTCTCGGCTGTGATTTTCCGGTGCCAGAGCCACATGTTTTGGCCGCAAGCATCAATAGCACTAGCAAAGTCGAATCCAACTTCGGCTGTCATCATGCCGAGAATGCAGCGAGCTAAAGCAGCGTGCTCAGTGTGGTTGGCGGTGGGAATCCCTTCTTCATCGAAGAGAACATAGAAGTGAAGTCCCTTGCCTCCGGTGCTTTTGCGGACTTCAACATAAGGAATGCTTTGAGCGACTTCTGCGATTCGGGCAAGTTCTGTTTCGTTTACACCGACGCCCTTGGCATGGCCGGTGATGTCATCGAAGTCGAAGCCTACCCAACGAGAGCGAAGGGCTACCCAGTCCCATCCCGCGCTGCCGATGGCCTCGGCGTGCTCTTCGGGAGCCCAACGTAGCTCGTAGTCGTCCCACTCGGGTTTGTCGTTGGCGTTCTTGGGCACCCGAATATGGAACCAGGTACACGTTCCATCGGTCCAGGTATTGCGCCGGCCTTCAACTATGTCACCATTGTCGGCCGCAGCATTGACTTGAACT